CGTTAAGTCATCTCATGAGGCTGGGCGCATTGCTCTACCCACGTTTCCGTGTGTTACGCCAACACAGTGCAATCCCGTATGTGGCCTTGGTCGTATCTATTTTTTGTCTTTGCCTAGCATGAAGCCACACATGAACACAGCGCTAAGCATGATTAGCAATGTAAACAGGTCAAGCACTAAAAAGGTTCTTCTGATGTGTCGTATGTAGGCGCTGGCTGTTCGCCAGCCTTAAGACTGTCAATGTACGCGCTGGCTTCACGCTTGCTAAACGCCTGCAGGTTATGTGGCGGCACTTTGCCCATTGACTTACATACAGCTCTAATCATGTTCTGTTGCTTCTCGGTGGCAAGTCCTGCAATCTCAGTAATGTTTGTGTCGCCTTGCATGCGCTGTACCTTGCTCATTTCTTCACGGCTTGGCCGTTTAGCAAAGTTACTGCCACTTAGACCGGCATTAGCAAGTGCTCGACCTACAGCGCCTGTTTCGCAATTCTCTACGTGGCTGGTTTTGTTTACGTTGCCTTGGCCGCGTATTTCTTCAGCCCAGCCTGTGGCAATAATCTCGCCGTTGAGCCACAGCTCACACTTAAACACAGCCACGTCTGACAGGTAGTGCACTAGATCAGTTATTACTCTTGCATCTGGGTGTGCCTTTAAGAATCTGTCTAGCCTGCTGGCCACTGGCTCATAATCTGACAGGTCAAAGCCCATTACCAGCCGCCAAGGATTCTGCGTATAGCTGCAACTTCTTCAATGGTGGTGTACAGCGTGACGCTTGTATGCCCAAGGTTTATTTGGATTGTCGCAAAGTAGTCATGGTCGCGCACTCTGCACTCGATGTTGTCTCTTGTGACGTGGTGTATATCTACGCCGCTTACCATTATTTCGTTACTCATTGTTTGTTCCTGTTATAAAGCGCACAACATTGTTGAGCTGTGAGCGTGTGTCGGTGTAGTTGGCGTGTCGTATTACTTCAGCCATTTTGCTCATTGAGTGCATGTATGCAACTGCTTCGAGCACTAGATCAGACTCTACAAAGCGCATCTCGCCGTCTAATTTGTTGCTTAAGTTTGTTAGTTTGGCGATTAGTTCGCCAGTGCTAGTTTCCATTTTTGTGTACCTTTCCACAGTTACGTTTCCATCTGACAACAAGGGTGTGTCTTGATTGACAGATGAAATCTTGTAGGTGTTTTTGCCCTTTTAGGCAGCCCCAGCCCCACGGCCCTACGCGCCATACTTTGCGGCCGTCTGGGTTTATGTGGGACTTGAAAGCAATGGCATCAGCCACCTGTATTTGCTGTTTAGGTGTTTTGCCGGTGGCGCTGGGTGTGTCTGACCAGTTACGCCAGGTCTGGCGGTGAATACCTAGGCCACCTGTGTAGGACTTTGTGCTGTGCGCCCAGTTGCCACCAGTTTCACACGTGGCTAACTGATCGTAGTAAGCGTCTGGTAGCACGGCCTGATATTTGGCGCGTGAGGTCGGCAAAGGTGTGTCGTGAGCTGGTATGGACAGGGTGAGGATTAGCGGTAGTGCCATGAGTGTCTTAATCAACTCTCTCTACTTCTGTTGGCGGCCCCCACAAGTGCCAAGACTCTGCACGTGTGCAGACTTGGGTGTACTCGATCAGGCCTGTGGTTAGGTCTGTAAAGACTTGCACCATGGTTAGTTTGTCCTTTGACCTTAGAGCGATGTAGCCCCATGTTGGCAGCATTAGCTTTTCCAGTAGCGCTGGGTGAGCTTGAAGTAGGCCCAAGATAGGCACCAGCCAAATAGGACTGCTATAAACATTTGTTCGTGGCTGTAGGTTTTCATGGCTTTACCTTTTTAGTTGGTTTCCAGCCACAAGTAGTACAGGCATAGTTGAGAGTCCTGCAATTTATTCCTACACCGCCGTTGTTTTTTTCAGTCCAAATTAGGCATCCTTCTACTTTTTTTGTCCAGCCCCTAACCATGTCTAGCCCTGCCTGGGTGATGGCACACACAATGCCCTGAGAGCCTGATGAGAGCGCTCTACGGATGCCCAAATCCTCAATTAGTCCCAGTGTGCGTAAGTCACTGCAACGCTTCCAATAGCCCTTTATGTCGTGACCGGCAAGTGCAGCGCGCATGCCTGCTTCCTCATCTGTCAAGCCAAGAGTTGCATGATAATACTGTTCTAGCAGGATTGCCCTGTGTGTACCTACGCGCAATGGGCTGACCTGGCGTGAGGTTTCGGGGTCTGTTGCCCTGAATAGTGGTAGGTCTGTGTATGTCATGTTTCCTGTGACTTTCTGCTATTTGAGTAGCGGTTAATTGTGACTATACACAATTTTAGAAAGCGGTGGTGGATACCCAATGGAAACAAAGTACCCACCACCTAGCCCCAGCACTGCTCAAACAATGGCTGGGAATACTTACGGCTTAGGCAGTGCGCGCCATGCAGCCTCGAGCGCTACGCCATCTTCAGCGTGGCCACCATTTGACTGTGGCGCTAGTTCTACGTGTATCCAGCGCCCGTTTTTTGAGCCGCCATTATCGCTGTCAGTCCACAGTTTCCAGCCTGGCTTGCCATTTCTGTTGCAGCGCCAGCCTTGCCAGGTGCCGTTAATAAGACCGCCATAGTCGTGCACTTCTTCTATGCCTAGCTCTTTGTAGTACTTAACAAACCACTGCATTGCCTGCACAGCTGCAGCGCGTCCTTCTTTAGTGTCCTTAAAGCCAATATCGGCCGCCCTCGATGTGCTGTGCACACTCATGCCCTGACCCGATCGCATCTGTCTAACCACAAAGGTGCCTAGGTTTGTAAAGCCCCATCTACGCGCACACAAATCAACAAACTTTTCAGTGCCAGCCATTTTGGCTGTAGCGGTTTTGTCGTAGCCGGTGTATTTCATGGCGTAGGTGGTGGTGGTTGTTTATCTTTAAGGCCGTTGCCAGCCAGTAGGCCAATAAGGCCACCGGACAATGTAAGCAACATACTGCTAAGCACTGACCAGCCTGCACTGTCATTAGGTGCTTGCTCCATTGGCTGTACGACAAATAGCAAGCCATAGAGGATTGCCATAACGCTAAATAGGAATGAGCACGTTAGGCCTACGCCTACCATAAAAACTAGGCGTGCTTTTATTTCTTCGTTTGTGTATTTTTGTCTAGCCACAGCGGCCACCACCTATTTGTATTGTTGTGTCAGTTACAGCGCTTAAAGCTTTGTTTTTTACGCGCTCACAGTTGACGCGTACTCGATCACCACAAGCTGTTAGTGATGCTACAAACACCAATAAAACTAGGCTTTTACGCATTGTTGGCTGGCCGTGTTAATGGTGCTGGTGGGTTTGCTGTGTGTTCCCACAATGTTAATTCTTCGCCTGTTAGCACCCAGCCGGTGTCAAAGCCAGCGTCTGCCAACAGTTGTAGTAGTTCTTCATGGCTCATGCGCTGACCTCAAAAAGTGTGATAGTGGCTAGTGCGCTGTTTGGATTAGCGCTTACTGATGCAGCACTTGTAAAATTGTTAAATTGAGTTTTGTAGGTTGTGGCTGAAGTAGTTGCTGGACTATCTAAAAGCACAGCTGATGCAGCTGGGCCTACAAAGTCCACAGTAGTGCCGGTGTATAGTGCTGCACCTTGAAAAGTGCTGACAGTTGTAGTGTCGCGCTTTATAACTGAAATGACAGCGTTACTTGCGTTGCCTGAACTTTTGCTAAAACTTTGCGACACCAGTACAAGGATTTTACTGGTGTTTGACTGTGGCGTAATAGTCGCCGTAAGGTTTGTATCGGCCAATGTAGTAGTTGAGTTGGAAACAAGTGTGCTGGTGCTAGCAGACACAACTTGCAGAATGCGGAACGCGCCGCGCAAATCATTAACGTAGGCGGCAGTTAAGACATTGCCGGTGGTTTGCGCTGCTGGCAGGTTTGTGGGTGTGGCCATAGTTAATATCCTAACTTGTTGTTATCGAGCTTGCCGAACACCGTGTTGTCAAGGATTAAGTAAGCGTTTAGATCAGCACCCGATAGGTAGAACGTGTACCGGCTTGACTCTGGCGTCGCGGTCACGCTCACACCCTCAATAACACAGTTAAACACTGTGCCACGGAAAGTTACAGTCACTTGGGTGCCAGGGTAAATAGGTGGGTAGCCCGTAGCAAAAAGATTGTCCAGTTTGAATGTCGCTTGTGCTTCAGCAAGGCAACTAATTGACAGCAACGCCTGACTTTGTTCGTCATAGTTAGACAGCAAATAGTTGGCATAATCTGTGGCTTGCGCTGTGCTGGCATTGAACGTATTAGTAAGCAAGGTACGAAACGGGGCTGTGCCGGTCTGCACTGTTGCCTCAGCAAAAGACTCGGGATCAACAGTGACCTGGGTGTAGTAGTTGTCGGCATAACTGCCAAAACTAATTTGGTCATACACCTGATTAGTAGCGTTATTTGTTGTGTCACTAAAATTGACTGTTGCTGTGGCAAGGGTAAATGGGGTGACAACTGTTGTAACGCCTGCAGCTTGTGCATCCCAAATACGGCCATTGATTGTAACCAGCACTTTGTTTAGCCAGTCGCCCCAAGTGCTTGAAACTGTCGTTGCCGCCATTGCCTGTGTATTTGTAGCAAGCGTCTGAACAGTTAAGCCTGACTGCGTAGTGCAATCAATTAACTGCTCATAAAGATTGTCTGCAGCCATTGCATAGTCAAGGCCTTGCGACCGCCCGTATCGACTAAATGAGCCTTCTGCTGTAAAAGTCAAAAAGTCAGCCTGTCCGACACCACCGGCAAAAGGTATGCCATAGGAAACATCAACATTGTTTATGACACCAGTAAAAATAAACTGGCTTGTAGTCAGGTTAGTAATGGCGCAAAAGTTGCCACTAACTAGATCAGCGTTAGGCGTTACAAAACCTGTGGGGTAGCGCAAAGTTACTGTGACTCTTGAGGCGTTGTACGCGTCGAGCTGGCGTTGTCGGCCAATACTTACAGATATGTTTTGCACGTTTGACAACGCGGTAAACACCATGTTGTCAGGGCTTATCTCAACCTTGTAATTTTGTGGCATTAGAACGCGTTACTGGTCTTGATAGGTACTGAGCCGTTTTGACGCATGTAAGTACGCAAAGCCTCTACAACAGCGTTAGGGTCGCCACCATTGACATAGATATTTACGCCACCCATTGCAGACATTTTGTCTAACGGAATTACAGCTTCTGGGCCTGCCTCGCCAATAAGCGCCATAGTAGGGCCAGTCACAATGCCACCGGCAGCCATGGCCTCAAAACCACGAATACTGCCTGTGCCGCCGCCGCCTTCATCGCTACCAATACGGCCCAAACTAATACGGCCAAGTGAGGCAATATCTTTGCCCGGCTTGATTAGATTGATGCCCTTAATAACTACGTTAATTAGGTCAATAAAAGCGTTAGCGAGAAACTCAAAATTGTA